CGTGTACGCCGTGGTTTTGGATCCGTATCAGTTCGACGCGCACGGTGACTGGACGCCGCCGAGGCACGTCGAGGACGCCGCACACAAATTTATGCGCGAGTCTCGCGTGATCGGCAGAGGCCATTCGTTGCCTGCTGACGCCTACGTCGTGGAGTCCTGGATCGAGCGATATCCGAGCACCGTCGATTACCAGAAGGCGATCGACGGCAAAGAGCATCGCGCGTTCAAGCTTCCGTTCGGCAACGACACAGTGCATTCGGGCGCCTGGGTTCTCGGAATCAAGCTCGGTGACTTGGAATGGGCTGCGTACCGTGACGGTGAAATCGACGCGCTTTCAATCGGAGCGAATGGATTTCGGACGCCTGCAAGCGAAGCCTCGATGCCGAAGGTCGAATTCGTAGACCTGAGCGGCAGTAGCTAACACAACTTTTCGCGGCAATCTGTCGCGCACAACAACCAACAACTAGGAGGCTCCATGCCGGAGCTCAACGTCCTCACCGACCTTGAGGTCAGTGAAGTGTCACTCGTGCAGCGCGGTGCGAATCAAAAACGCATCGCACTCGTAAAATCGGAGGATCGAATCGTGAAGAACGCAACGCTCAAGAGCGCGCTCGAGACGGCGTGTAAGCTGGAAGACAGCATCAAGCTGGACGGTCCAGACGGCGAGGCCGCGCGCGTTGCGCTGCGCGCTCTCTCTGCCTTCGACAATCCGGAGATCAAGGCACAGGTCACGAAGGCACTCGGTATCGAGACTGCAAAGCCTGACGCGCCGAAGCCGACCGGCGAGATCGCGAAGGCCGATATCGAGAAGACCACGGATCCCGAGATCCGCGCGAAGCTCGAAGCTGTCTTCAAAACACAGGAGACGCAGCGGGTCGCGCTCGAGAAGGCCGAAGCATCGCGTGTCGAGCTTGAGAAGCAGCTCGCCAATGATCGGCGCGCGACCGCGCGCAAGGAGCTCGTCAACAAAAGCGAGCTTGCGCTCGCTCCGGGCACGCCCGACGAGAAGGCAGATCTCATCCTCGCCGTGCGAGACGTGAGTCCTGAGCTTAGTGCGAAGCTCGAAACGATGCTCGCGACGGTCGCGAAGCAGTTGGGCCAGAGCGAGCTGTTCAAGACTCTCGGCGCTCCGGGCAAGCAGTCGGGTGCACGAGACGAGCTCGAGAGGCGCGCGGTTGAGCTGCGTAAGAGCAACACGAGCTGGAGCGCGCAGAAGGCGCGTGTCGAAGTTCTGAAGTCGGATCCGGCGCTCAAGGCCCGCATCCGTGAGGAGGCGTAGTCATGAGTGTTGATCTCGCATCGGGGTCTCTCGTTCTCAGTTTCAAGGCGGGCGCGGATCTCTCCGCGAAGCAATTCATGTTCGTGAAAATGTCGGCGGCCGACACGGTGATCTTGTGTGCCGACGCGACGGACAAGCCGATCGGCGTGCTTCAAAACAAGCCGACGAGTGGTCAGATTGCGAGCGTGCTCGTGATTGGCTGCACGAAGGTCAGCTCTGATGCTGCGCTCACGGTCGGTACGCTGATTGGTACGCAATCTGATGGCCAGGCTGACGCAAAGACGCCGGGCACGGACACGACTGAGTACACGTGCGGCCAGGTGATCGTCGCGTCGGGCGCAGCCGCCGGGCTCGCAACCGCAGTGATCAACTGCGCCAATCTCGGAAGGGCCGCGTAGCCGTTAGGCGCGCGCTACACGGAGGACTAGCAGACAATGCCGCAACCAACTCTCTCTGACGTGCACGTCGATTCCCTACTCACGGACATGAGCGTGAGCTACGTTCAGGACGCGAAGCTGTTCGCAGCTGAGCGAATGTTTCCGGCGATCAACGTCGCGAAGCAGAGCAACAAGTATCGAATTTACACGAAGAACGACTTTCGTCGAAACGAGATGAAGCGTCTCGGACCGGGCGCAGAGTCGTTTGAAGCGGGCTACGGGCTGTCGAGCTCGACCTACTCTTGTGACGTGTGGGCGCTTGGTCATTTCGTTGACGATCAAATCGCCGCGAATTACGACGCGCCGGGCGGCGCCGAGGAAGACGCCGCGATCTTGCTGTCTCAGATGGCGCTGATTAATCGCGAAGTTGAGTTCATGACTGCGTTTTTCACGACCTCGATCTGGGGCACGGATACGACCGTTGGCGATCAATGGAGCAACTCCACGTCTGACCCCAAGTTGGACGTGCAGGGCGCGCAGTCGCGCATGCTCAAGAGCACGGGGCAGTTCCCGAATCGCATGCTCGTCGGTTACGAGGTGCACCAGGCACTTCAGCGCCACCCGCTCGTGCGAGAGCAGTTCAAGTACACGTCGGCCGATTCGATCGACGAAGCGATGCTCGCTCGATTCTTTGGTGTGGATCAGTACGTCGTAGCAGCCGCAAGCTACTCGACGAACAACGAGGGCGAAACCGCGGCAAACGCGTTTATCGCGGGCAAGCATTGCCTTCTGGCGTACGCGGCGGATCGACCGTCGCCGATGCAACCAAGCGCTGGCTACACGTTCCGTTGGGCTGGACTCGCGGGAGCCGGTGACGGTTCGCGAATCCTACGCTTCGAGGTGCCGACGCGACACGGCGTGAAGCTCGAGATTCAGAGCGCCTACGATATGGTGGTCACGGGCTCAGATCTCGGCGAGTTCTTCCCAAGCGTGGTCGCGTAATACGCGACAGAAGGAGGGTGCTCGATGGGCGCCACGAAACGCGAACAGGGTCGCGTGATCTTCGATTCACCGGTACTCGGGAAGACGATCACGCGGACGCTGAAATACGAGATCGGTGCGGCTCCGACGGGATCCGAACAGGACACGGGAATCGATCTCCCGGCGAAGTGCATCGTGCGCGATGTCTTCGTGGACGTGACCACAGCTGAGACGACCGGCGCTACGAAAACGATGGACGTCGGACTACTCGCGAGCGAGTCCGGCGGTGACGCCGACGGCTTTCTCGTGGGGATTTCGTTCGTCGCGGTGGGGCTGAAGAAAGGCACGCTGATTTCGTCGGGCCAAACATTGGGCGCGTTGTTGCGCGTTGATGAGAGCGGCTCGGCGGCACTCGTTCCGGAGCCGCATCTCAGCGACGCGGTGACGGCGAAGTCTATCAGCTTCACGGCAGGATCTGCCGATTGGGTCGAGGCCCGCGGTGCGATCTACGTGGTGATCGAGGAGATCGCTACGCTGTAGGTGACGAGTGACGTGGACCTATACCAACACGCTTGCGACGAATCGGGATCGTGTCAGACACCTGATACGCGACACCGATTCGTCGCGGCAGATCCTCCAGAACGAGGAAATCGATTGGCATCTCACCAATTCCACGAACGTTTGGATCGTCGCGGCTGAATGCTGTGAAGTGATCGCGGCAAAGTTCGGGCGCATGATCGATCGTTCGGCCGTTGGTATTTCCGACTCGCCGCAAAGCACGGCGAAGTTCTGGACCGATCTCGCCGACAAGTACCGACGGCGTGCGAACTCGACGTTGAGCGTATTCGCTGGCGGGCGTAGCGTGCAGGGCAAAGCAGACCTCGCGAACGAAGACGACGCTACGCAACCCGCATTCGCAGTCGGACTCGACGACGCGCCGAACGCCGTCGATCAAAACGCAGGCGAAGGCCGTTACAACGTGGGAGACTGACGCGATGTCGGCCGGAAGCGCGGGAATCCAGATCAACGAAAACGTGACACGCTGGGCGATCGCGTTTGATCGCAAGCTCGCGTCGGATCTCAAGAGCGGCAGCGGCGCACGCAAAGCGCTCGAGGTGATTGCCGGAAACATTCGCAAAGAGATTGCAGACTGGACGAGCCAGACCGAGGGACGTAAGACAGGCGCGCTCTCACGATCGTTTCGACCTCGCGTGAAACTCTCCACGGCGCACGACGGCACAACCGCGGTCTTTGGCGTGTTCTCGGTTCTGCCGTACGCTGGGATCCACGAGACGGGCGGTGTGATTCGTCCGAAGAAAGCCCGAGCGCTTGCGATTCCAGTTACAGCTGAAGCACGACGCGTAGGCTCGCCGAGAGCTTTTCCGCGCAAGCTATTCGTGATCGATCACGGTTCAAAGCCTGCGCTCGCTGAGACCCTCGGTACAAAGCGCAAGCGCCTCAAGGTGCACTACGTGCTGCGCTCGTCCGCCACGATTCGCGCGAAGAAGTATCTCTCGAAGGCGAACACAGCATCTACTGAAACCGTAGTTCGATTGATCGGCCAAGCCGTAGATACGGTGGTGACCTCGACATGACAATCGCGCGACGCCTTATACTCGATCGTATCAAGGTTGCGCTTGAAGGAATCGACGGCACTGGTGTCTACGTGTCCACCGTAGACACCGTGCATCGACACGCGCGAACCTGGAACGAGACGCGTTTTGATGATCGGATTTCGGTGTGTATCGCGCCGAGGCTTGAAACTTATCGCTACCAGCCAGCGAACATGTTGCGCGTCGAGTTTATTGTAGACCTACTCGCGTTCGTCAACGCTGCAACGGACAGCGAGGACGCACGGATCAACGCAATTAACGATCTCCTCGACGACATGATCGCAGCCGTCCACGCGAATCAAACTTGGCGCGGCGCCAGCAACACCGACCAACAAGCGATCGCTACTTCGATCGTCGAAGCCGAGACAGACGAAGCCGACTTCGAAGGCCAAGAGACAATTCGGTTGTCGATTAAAGTGATCTACGATCGCACGATTGGAGTGACAGCATGAGCGTTCGACTGCTCCAGACTGTTGTGCTCTCGCCCGAGGAACTTACACTTCCCGCGGGATCCATAATCACCGATCCAAAGCTCGTCGCACGATTGTCGCGTGAGAGTGTAGAATCGTGCGACGCGCCGGACTCGCTAAGCGGCGATTCGCTAAGCGACGACGCGTCAGAGGAGAACTAACCAATGCCCGCCGCAACTCCTTACGTTCTAGGCCGCACTCAACGCTTCTGGCTCGCTGTCGAGTCAACCTTTGGGACCTACGTCTATCCGGCCGCGCAAACGACCACGAATCGTGAGATCCGTGTGCCGCGTTCGGTGCTCGGTACGAAGATCCAGCGCGACATCCGAAGCGACGCGCGAAGCACACGATCGCGACTCGAACACGTCACGGGCAAGACCACGAATCAGTGTGAAATCGAAGCCTACTTGCTCGGCTCGGGCACGGCGGGCACGCCTCCAAATATTCACGCGATCCTGCTCGCAGCGATGGGCGGAACCACCGGGTACACAAACACACCTGCAACCTCGGACGTGTACGCGCTTGGTGATTTGCAGGGTGCGTTGCCGTCACTCTCGTTCGCGCGACACTTCGGTGACGGCGCGCTCGCTGGCGTGTACCAGGATCAAGGTGCGGGTTGGTTGATCAATGAGCTACGCATTTCGGCGAGCGGCGGTGAGCAGCCGAAAATCGTGGCGAGCGGCCCGTTTAAGACGCACAAGCACGCAGGTTACTCGACGGTCGCGAGCAACACAGCAACTACAGTCACGGTGCAGACCGCCGACGCTAACAACTTCGAGCTCGGCGACGTGCTCGAGATCGACGGCGACGACGGTACGGACGATCTCGGCTATTACGTGAGCGTGAAAGCCGGTGCTGTGCTCACGCTCGTGAACGTGTCTGGCGGCGGGCCTCCGTCTTTTGGCACGCTCACGGGCGATCCTGTACGTCCACACTTGCCTTCAGGTTCGACGACTGGATCTCCGATCTCCGGCAACCTTGGGTCGCTGTCACTCACGCCGTCAGGTGGATCCGCTTACGCCGGTGGAGCTCTGCCGATCACGGCGTTCGAGCTCACGCTCAACAACAATCTAAAGGTGATCGACGACGAGCTGTTCGCAGCGGAAATCAGTGACGCGATTCCCGGACACCGAGAGCTCACTGGATCGATGAGCTTCCGGTGTCGCCGAGACTTATTGGTTATCCTTGGCCAGCGAAAGGCGCTCACGGCACACGATATCGTGGCAACCTTCGGATCGGTTGCGGGCTCGCGCTGCCTCGTAACGGTGAAGGCTGAGCTTGATTTCTCGGACATGGATGTACCCGAAGTCGGCGACACGGATGCAGCCGAGGCTGTCGTTTCGGTGCCGTTCCGTGGTCTTGCCACAAGTGCAGCGAACGAACTAACGCTCAGCTACACATGATCACGATTCGCAGCTCAGAGCTCGACCATCCTGAAGGCGTTTGGTTCGCGCCTGACCTCGACGACAATCGAGAGCGCCCTGAGCCGGAGCGTGCAGCCGTGCTGCTCGTGCCGATGTCTGCGCGCGAGTTTCAAGCCCATCAGCAATCGCAAGTTCTCGTGACCAAGAAACGCATGAAGGACGTAGGCGCATACGTCGAGCGTCGCGAGTTCGCGGTCAAGTTAAAGTGCCTCGACGCTCGCGTGAAGGACGTGCGCAACTGGTTCGTAGAGGACAAGAGCGGCAAGCGTGAGCTGAAGACGTGGGCTGAATTGCGGGATGCGCTGCTAGGTTCCGCCGACGCCGTGCACCTTGCCGTGATCAACGAAATCTTCGGTGCGCTCGTCGAGCATTCGGCGCTTGAAGACGGCGCTTTGCGGGAATCAGTCTAGCGGCACGCTTCGCAGCCAGCGGTGACCGCTCGTGGGATTGGAGCTGCGAGGAGTGCAAGGGCGACGTGTCCGGTAACGATCTCCGTGAGGCTCGCAATTGCACCGGCAAGGGATCCGGCGACACGCTTCACTTCGCGTTTGCGCCTGATCTTCGACGCTGCCCGTGGTCCGTGATCTCCGAATCGACGTGGATTTGGCTGCGTGCTTACGGTGCGTGGAAGACACTCAGCGCGACACCCGAGATCGGCGATACAGGATCGCAGCCGCTAGCGTGGTTCCAAGCGATCACCGAAATTACCAACACGATCGCGAAGCAGCAAGAAACCGAAACGCGAAAGCTCCAAGCACAGAGTGCTAAACTGGAGGCCCATGGCAGACGCACGTGAAATCGGAATC